GATCTGTCTGATGGGTGGCAACCAGGATCAGTTACTGGAGAAGATTTATACAAGGCATTGTCTAAAAAATTTGAACCTACTGATGAAGCTACTAGAAACCTAATTACTGACAGAGAAGCAGAACAAATTGGTCAGGCTAAAGCTTCTATTGCTTTAGCTGAACAAGGTGTTGTAGGTAATGTACATAATGCTCAAGGTGGAGGTGAAACAAAGTTTCGCAACTACGTTGTATTTGATGACAGTCGAATCACACAAAACCTTGTTACCCTAGCTTCTAAAGAAAAGAAAACAATACCTAGCTCACCAGATGAGCTTCCTGTTGATAAGACCAAAACTGATCCTCGTGATGTTAAAAGTGAGGAAGAGTTCTACGATATTGCTGCTGACATCTTTGCAAAACATGGCAAGGTAGCTGCTGTTGAGTTCTATGAGGGTTATAAAAACTACAAAAAGACTTGGTTAGAACCCATCAAAGAGACTGAGAAGTTTGTTGGAATGAATATCCAAAACAAACTTGCCAATGAGCGCATCATTCACAATGAAGCAAGTGACATGATGAAGGACATCTCTGATCCTGCTAGGCGTGAAGCTGTTGCTGAAGCTGTTGACAGGGGTGATCTATCTAAACTAAGTCCTGAAGAAGTTGTTCTTGCTAAGAAGTATGAAGCTCTTGTCAAGGATATTGGCAATCGTGCTGTCGATGCTGGTGTTGTTAAAGGTCTGTTGGAAGATTACGTTACCCACATCATTGATTGGAAAGGTGCTCCCAAAGGTGCTCGTGAAGAGTTTATCCAAGCGTTACTAGGAACAGCTGCACGGGACCCTTCTATGAGAGGTATGAGCACTGAGTCTAAATTTGGTAAAGAACGTAAGTTCAAAACCTTTGCAGACTTAGAGTGGTATATAAACGAAGCTAACACTCGTATTGCTGCTGCTGGTAAATCTGATTATCGTATTCAGATTAAGACCAAAGACATCGCTGAAATCTATAAAGAGTATGCCTTGTCAATGGAAAAGGCAATTGAAAACAAAAATCTTGTAGATAGTCTTAAACAGATTCGCAACGTCAATGGTGAGACTTTAATCAAAGAAGTTTCTAAAGACAATCCAATGCCACCTGGTTGGCAGATGATGGATAGTCCTCAGTTTGCTGGTTATGCTGTACATCCTGACATGATGCCAGCCTTGAAGTTTGTCTTTGATGCTGGTCCTGGTGAGATGATGAAAGCTCTTGGAGCTGTTTCTCAACTTACTAAACGTATTAACGTTATTGGTTCTTTCTTCCATGCTAAGTCTTTGATGGAAGTTATGTCTAGTGCTCAGATTCCTATTTTGACACCACTTAAAGAAGCTATTGTGTTGCCTCTTGTTGAGAGAGGTATCAAAGCTGTCACTGGTAAAGAGTTGCAGTTATCTGCAATTTCTAAGGCTGTTGAGCAGTTTAGAAAAGGTGGAGTTGGGGAAAGTGTTGACCTGTGGATTAGAGATGGTGGACTTGTACTTGAAATTCCCGAAGATGTTGTTAGAGGTATTTTGTCTTCTACAGGCAAGTTTGTAGATTCAATGATTGGTAAGTATGGTCCTAAGACCCGCATACTTGAATCGTCTTTGACTGCTGTTGAAAAATACACCCTAGGTTTGTTTGACAAATATACGTGGGACTATTTGCATACTGGTGGTAAGTTGATGGTGGCTAATGCTTATTTAGATAAAGCTCGTATACAAGCTTCTAAAGACGGCAAACCTTTTGATGAAGCTGTTGCTCGTAAAGAAATCTCTAGATTTGTTAACGACAGTTTTGGTGGTTTGAATTGGTTTGATGCTGCTACGCAGACTCAAAATGAGTTTGCTAAACGCATGTCTATGGCTGCGTATAGTCCTGAAGGTCGTAGAGCTTTGCAAGTTCTTTTGTTTGCTCCTGATTGGACTATATCTACTTTGCGAGCATTTACTGCTGCTCTTCCCAAAGGATTGAATCCTACTAAATGGCAACCTGTTGAAGGTCTTAAAGGCATGATGGTTCCTACAACTAAAGCAGATTATGCTAGGTTGTATCAATTCAAAACTGCTTTGACGTACCTTACGCTAGTTAATGCTATTAACTTGATGACTGCGGATCGTCCTATTTGGGAAAATAAAGACCCAACTCGTATTGAGTATCCTGACGGTACGTCCATGCAAGCTATGAAACACGCTATGGAACCCTATCACTGGATAATGGACCCAAGTAAAACACTGTCTAATAAACTAGGGTTTATACCCAAGGCTGCTATTGTTGGTATTGGTGGTTTAGAGTACGCTAGTCCTGATGCGCCAAAATTGGTTGATCGTAGTGCTTTTGGTAGGCTTAAAGCTGTTGCTCAAATGGCTACACCCTTTCAAATTCAAGCTGCTGCTGGCGCTCCTGAAGGCGAAGGTGCTAAACGTGCGTTACTAGGAACACTTGGCTTTCCTGTTTATGGTGGAACACCAGAACAAAAGAAAGCTGCTAGAGCAGAGCGTGAAAAGCTGCTTAAGAAACAAGCACAAGAGTATCGTGAAAAAGCCAAACTAAGAGGTTGGGAAAAATGATTATAAGATTATTTAACTCTAATACTAACAGTCATGGCTAGACCTTCTACCCCCATTCCTCCAAATGAGATTGGGGAGAACTTTGCCTGGAGAGATTGGTTTCAAAAGCTTAGTAATAAAGTCTTTGGGTCTATGTCAGCTCAAGACTCTAATGTCGTTAGCATTACTGGTGGAAACATTGATGGTACACCTATTGGTGTTACAACTGCTTCTACAGGACACTTTACAACTCTATCTTTAGACACTGCTTTAGGTGCAATTTATGGTGGTACAGGGCAATCATCTGTAGCTACTGGAAACCTTTTATATGGGTCAGCAGCTAACACTTGGTCTAAATTAGCAATAGGTAGTACAGGACAAGTGTTGCGTGTAATATCGGGCATTCCTGCTTGGGGCACTGATTACGTAGGAACTGTTACATCTGTAACAGGTACAGCCCCAGTTGTTTCTTCTGGTGGTACAACTCCTGTTATTAGCATGGCTGCTGCTACCTCTAGTGTTAATGGGTATTTAACTTCAACTGATTGGTCTACGTTTAACAACAAACAATCTGTAGCTGCTCCTGTTACCAAAACTGCTGACTTTACTGTTGCTGCTACTGATCTTTGGTTAATCAATAACAAATCTGGTTCAACTTGCACAGTTACTTTACCAACAGCATCTAGTTATTCTGGTCGAATACTATTCTTTCAAAACTATCAAGTTCAAACAGTTGTATCTGCTACTAGTAACGTTGTGGCTATTACAGGAGGTGCTGCTGGAACATCAATTCTATTGGCTAGTTCTGGGGATCAATGCACATTGGTATCTGATGGAACCAGTTGGTTGATGACTCAATATATGTCTAACAACAATCTGCTTTTGGAATAATAGGAAGCTTAAAATTGATCCTCTTACCCTTCTTGCAATGGCAAACGGATGTGTTGCAGCAATCCGTAAAGGCTGTGAACTTTACAAAGAAGTCAAGGGAACTATTGCTGAAGCCAAAAAGACTGTCAAAGAAGTTCAAGCAATTGCAGAAGAAGTTAGTGGATTCTTTGGGTTCTTCAAAAAGAAAAAACCCAAGCCTACAGCAACTTCAGTTGTTCCAAAGCCAAAAAAAGCTGAAGCCCAAGTTTGGGATGAACATGCAGTTGTAGCTAATTTGGCAGCAAATCTTGGTCAATTCTTCAAAGTTCAACAACAACTTGCAGATCATATTCGAGAGGAAGAAGAGAAGTCTAAGACTGTTTATGATCCAAGTCAGAACATCATGGAGTCGGCGCTAAACAGAGAACTTGCTAAAACACAGTTTGAAAAACTGGCTAAAGAAATTAGGGAGATAATGGTGTACCAATCTCCCCCTGAGTTGGGTAATCTATATACCCGTGTTAATACAATGCGAGTTCAAATCATAGAAGAACAAGAACAAGCCCGATTAGCACAAGAACAAAAACAAAGGGAAGTTGAGTGGCAACGCAGAAAGGTAATCGAAGCAATCCAAAACAAGGCAATCTACGTGGGAGCTTGTCTGGTGTTCGTTCTGTACCTGGTTCTGTTCTTCAGTCTTCTAGTGATGGATCGAAAAGTAAGATGGGGTTTTTAGTTGCATTAGTTGCTATGGTGTTGGTCTTTGTCTTATTGCTTCCGCTAATAGGCTCCATTTACTATGACACATTAGCAGTACAAAGAGAAAGTAAACTGCAAATTGAGCGCATGGAAAAACTACGACAACAGTTAGAGTATGAACGCAAACAACTTGAAAGGTTAAAAAATGATAACTCTATTCTCATCCCTGGTGAGCTTCCTAATGGGGGGACTCCCAAAAATCCTTGAATTTATACAAGACAAGTCTGACAAGAAGCATGAACTTGCGTTAGCTGCAATGCAAACTGAGAGGGAACTGACCCTCAAGAAAGCTGGTCTGGAAGCACAAGAACGCATTGAGCATATCCAAACTGAACAAATTCAAATCAATGCAGAAGTTACTAATAACCAAACAGCTATGCAAGAGCGACAAGCTTTGTATGCACACGATGTAGCCATTGGGCAGGGGGCAAGTATTTGGGTCATTAACATGAGAGCCGCTACTCGTAGCGTCATTACCTATGGCATGTTTGCTATGTTTATGTTTGTGGAGGTCTTTGGTTTTTATTACGCATGGCACACAGATGTTGCCTTTAATGTAGCAATGGATCAACTGTGGGACGATGAAACCCAGATCATTTGGGCTTGCATTGTCAGCTTTTGGTTTGGTGGTCAGGCGTTTAAGAAATGAACATCAGCCCTAAAGCTGTTGAGATGGTCAAGCACCACGAGGGGGTGAGGTTCAAACCTTACCGTTGCCCAGCAAAACTTTGGACAATAGGAGTCGGTCATGTTTTATACCCAGATCAAGGCAAAATGCCAGTCGATCAAAGAGATGGTTATCAGCTACATCCAGAGGATAACCGCACGTTTTCAGCGGATGAAGTGAATGCCATTCTCAGAAGCGATCTTGCAAGGTTTGAACGTGGAATCCACACTTTATTTCCTGTCGATCTCAGCCAAGGGATGTTTGACAGTCTTGTTTCTTTTTCTTTTAACTGCGGCCTGGGAACAACCCAGCGTTCAACGCTACGCCAGAAGGTGCTTAGAGGCGACAAGGCGGGTGCTGCGGATGAATTCCTAAAGTACACCAAGGGCGGTGGCAAAGTCCTGCCAGGGCTGGTTAAACGCCGCCAAGATGAACGTGCTTTATTCCTCAGCCCACAATAGGATTTGAACAAATATCCATCCAATCACAATAGTTACAGCGGCTCCAAGGCACAGGATTAAAAACAATCCAATCATAAACAGTCTCCTTTTATAGGATGCTCTACCAATCGTTTTTGTAAACGAGCAATACGTTGTTCGTTATACATCACTATTGACTTAGCATATTCAACACCGCTTTCAGCTTCTAACTTACGTAGATATGCTTCACGTAGTTCTTTGTTTATTATTTCGTAGATACTCTTTGGCTTTAAAAGCTCTTTAAAATAATCAACAACTAACTTATGCCAAGTCACTTCTTTTCCAATTTGCATTTATGCTCATGGGCTTGGGTTTTGTTTTGAAAATAAATATTGCAGCTAATACATCGCCATGCAGAGTTACTAGTAACTTTAATGCTGTCGCCTGAGTCTCTAGTTTGCCAAGTGCGTACTTGTTCAATCATGTGTTCTTCTGCTCTGTGCGCTGTGGTGGGGTGGTGTTTATAAATTGCTCCAACTCAATAGCAAGCTCCCAACAAGTTCCTGCGCCAAAGCTTGATGGAATGTTCATGTGTTGCCCATTGTCAGATTGGCGTTTGAGAAATTCAACCCACTCTTTCATGCGCTTGACCGCCACAGGCTTTTGCTCAATTTCTTGCCCAAGCCTTTGAACCTCACGCATGGGGTCTGCCAATCGTTCTTTGAGTGCGGCGATGGCTTCGTGCATCTTTTCTGCTGATGCGTTGAACTCGTCATTGTTTGTCCAATCAATAGACACCTCAGTTTCCAACGCATCAAGCGCCAGCTTAAATAATTCTTTGTCAGTCATATCCACCCCCATCCTTTGCAGAAAGCAGCAATTGCTGTGATGGTGCCGCACAACACTGAAACTCGGTCAGAGCAGTGTGGCGCTATCCAAATGACGCTGAGCAACCCCAGCATTTGTGCTTCATTCATGCTTGTCCCCTTGTTCCTTCACCCAACCAGTCATCGTGCAACTTTAACAAATATGCTCTGGCATCGTTATTCACTTTTTCTTCTACCAGTTTGGCAAAGGCTTCAACAATGTCAATGTTGACTTCTGCAATTTCTTTAGCCATACCTGCTTGCACAGCCATCTCAATGATTTCATCTTGTGTCATGCTTGTCCCTTTGCTTTCAACATTTTCAGCGTACCGCATGATTTGGTGTTTGCGTGACCCCTGCAAGCCCCAATAACCTTGTTTACGACTAAGTTCTTCAAATGCTTCATCTTCCTCATTCATTTGTTTTTTCCTACAGAATAACGTTTAATCATTTTTATAGCAGTTTCTTGGGTATAGAACCTGTGGTTGTTGTAGCATTCTCTGATCCTAGTAACATTGTTGTCCTCTGATCTAGTTGCTTTTACAGATGTTGTTGCTCCACATTCAAGACACTTCATACCTGAAAGATGTGTGGCTTTAGGATTCATTCTTTAAACTCTTGTTTACGACTCACTTGTTTTTTAAGTAACCAGTTGTCACCCAAAATACGCAAGGCTCTTACCCACTGACGTTGGTTATATCGGTTGGTGCTTGCAGGTACATAATCAACGTTGTACATCTTCCTTACAGCCGTTAGAGCTTGTATGTTCATGTTTTGTCTCCTAGTCCTTTAGACTTGTGCTTTAA